CCCGGGCCAGCTGGACCGACGAGGCCCGGGGGTACATCGAGAGGCGGGAGTACCGGTACTTCTCTCCGGTTTTTTTCGTCCGGAAGGAGGACCGGAGGATCGTGGAGCTTTACAACCTTGCGCTGACCAACCAACCCAGGATGCTGGACATCCGGGCACTGGCGGCCAAGGCAAGACCCGAGAAAAGGAGGATCACCATGTTGGAGAAACTGAGAAAGCTGCTGGGGCTCCAGGACGACGCCACCGAGGACCAGGTCCTGGAGGCGGTCAAGGGAAAGATCGACGCCCAGCTGGCCGCAAGCCCGCTCGTGGCCGTGGCCAAGGCCCTGGGCCTCAAGGAGGAGGCGACCGAGGAGCAGGTCGTGGCGGCCGTGAAGGCCAAGAGGACCCGGCGGGAGGGAGAGGCTGTGGCGAGCCATGAGGTCTTGGAGGCATTGGGTCTGGAGGATGGGGCGTCCCGAAGCGAGATCGTGGCCACGATCCATGCTCTCAAACAGACCCCGAACCTGATCGAGCGGGTGGCCAAGCTGGAGAATGACCGGGCGCAGCGGGAGAAAGAGGAACTCGTGACCCAGGCCATCCGGGAGGGCAAAGTGACCCCGGCTCAGAGGGAGTGGGCCGAGAGCTACGCCATGAAGGACCCTGAGGGCTTCAGAATCTTTGTGGCCAAGGCGCCCGCGCTGATCCCCGTGGGAGACGCATGCGTGATCAAAGACAAGGGGAGGCGATCCGACGGCTTGGACGACAGCCAGATCCAGATCAACAAGATGCTGGGAATCTCGGACGAGGCGTGGAAGAAATACAACCCCGCGAGCGCGTGAGAGCGCGAGCGCGTGAGGGAGTTGATCCCTTGCGCCTTACGCCTTGCGCCTTGCGACCGACCGAAGGGAGGGAATAGATGAGCAATCTCAGCGCGGACAAGAGGACCGAATACCGGGAGGGCGTGGAGATCGCCCTGCCGGTGGATGCGGGAGACATCATTTACGCCGGGGCGCTGGTGTGCGTGGACGCAGACGGCAACGCCGTCCGGGGCGCGGACGCGGCGGGGATCATGTTCGTGGGCGTGGCCCGCGAATACGTGGACAACTCCCTCGGGGCCGACGGGGCGAAAACCGCCCTCGTCAGGAGGCGGGGCCTTTTCAAGATGACCCTCGGCCACGCCATCGCCCAGGCCAACGTGGGGGACCACGTGTACGTGGTGGACGATCAGACCGTGGACGTCCTGGCCCAGGTGACAAACGGTATTTTCTGCGGGGTGATCGCGGAGTACATCGACGCCACCCACGCGTGGGTGGACATCGAGCCTGCGTACTGGTCGACCGATGTGACCACCCACATCAACGACTCCAGCGGGGCCCATGCGGCATCGGCCATCTCCACCGCGGATGCCGGAGACCACTTCGCGGCCACGACGGACACGGTGGAGGAGCAGATCCAGGCCCTGGCCAAGGGGCCCTTCTTCCTGACCATTCCGCGCTTTACGGGCTGGACCAAGGACGGGGCGGCCCACGTGGTGCCGATCCCGCTGGTGGAATCCCCCGTCCCCGTCAGGATCAAGCGGGCCTATGCCAACCTGGGGACGGCCCCGGGGGCCGGAAAGACCCTCGCTCTGACGGTAAACGGGTCTGCGCTCCTGTCCATCGCCGACGCCGCGACCCAGGGGGAGGCCGAGGCGCTGGACATCGCCATCGCCAAGGACACGGACATCGCCATTTCGGCCAACGAGACGGCCGCCGGATCCGGCGCCAACTGCGACATCATCCTCGTCCTGTACGTGGACGACGGAGAGTAAACGAGTCCATTGAGTTGCTCGGGTTCATCGGTTGCTTGAGTTGAACCCGGGTAACCCAAGTAACCCGACAGACCTGAGCGAAGCGAAAGAAGGGAGGATAGAAACATGATGATCAATCAGGCAAACCTGGACGGAATCTACAAGTCTTTTAACACGATTTTCAACGAGGCGTTCGACGCCACCCCCAGCCAGTACCCGCTGGTGGCGATGGAGACCCCCTCGGAAGGCCGCTCCGTGGACTACAAATGGCTGGGCGCCTTCCCCATGATGCGCAAGTGGGTGGGAGATCGGGTCATCAAAGATCTCTCGGCGTTTCGCTACGAGATCGTCAACGAGCCCTTCGAGGCTACGGTGGAAGTGGATCGGGACGACATCGATGATGATCTCGTGGGGGTATACAAACCCATCATCCAGGGGCTGGGCTTCTCGGCCAAGCAGCATCCCGACATGCTCGTATGGGCGCTCCTCAAGGCGGGCTTTGCGACCCCCTGCTTCGACGGCCAGTATTTCTTCGACGACGATCACCAGGTGGCCGGGGGCTCCGTGTCCAATTACGGCTCGGGGGTGGGGACGCCCTGGTATCTGATGGACCTCTCCCGGCCCATCAAGCCCATCGTGCTTCAGATCCGAAAGCGGCCTCAGTTCGTGGCCCAGGATCGGCCCGATGACAAAAACGCTTTCATGCGTAAGAAGTTTCGCTACGGGGTGGACGACCGCAAGAACGTGGGCTACGGCCTCTGGCAGCTCGCATACGGCTCCAAGGCCGCGCTGGATGCCAGCGCGTACGAGGCGGCGCGGGCGGCCATGATCAGCTTCAAGAACGACGAGGGGGTGGGGCTGGGTATCGTCCCCACGCACCTGATCGTGCCTCCTACCCTGGAGAGCGCGGGAAGGAAAATCTTGGAGGCGGAGCATGACGCCTCCGGCGCCAGCAACATCTGGTACAACACGGCGAAGCTCGTCATGGTGCCGTGGCTGGCCTAAGTTCCGCGAGTGCGGGAGAGCGTGAGCGCGCGAGGGCGTAACCCCTTGCGCCTTACGCCTTGCGCCCTCACGGTTGACCGACTGAAAGGAGGCGATATGCCCATCCGTATCCGATCCAAGCGGGCCGGGTTTCGCCGCTGCGGGGTGGCGCACCCGGCCGAGTTCGTGGACCACCCGGACGACCGCTTCACTCCCGAACAGGTGGAGATCCTCCGGGCGGAGCCCATGCTCGAGATGGAAATGGTGGACCTCGGGCCGGCCGACCCCGATTCCATGACCGTGGTCAAGCTCCTGGAGGAACTCCAGGGAATCGGGGTGGCGGTGCCGAAGGGCGCCAAGAAGGCGGACCTGGTGGCCATGCTGAAAGAGATGAGAACGCGGGTTGCTTGAGTTCAGCGGTTGCTTGAGTTGCTTGAGTTAACCCAAGTAACCCAAGTAACCCACGCAACTCAAGTAACCCACGCAACAGCGAACGGAGTGAGCCGTGGCTTACTGCACGCTGGCGGAGATCAAGGCGCAGATCGACGAGCGGGATCTGATCATGCTCACCGACGACGCAGCGGCCGGGGCCGTGGACGAGGAGATCGTGGCCGCGGCCATCGCCGATGCCGACGAGGAGATCGACGGGTACGTGGGCTCGCGCCATCGCGTTCCTTTGAGACCGGTGCCCGGCATCATCCGCAAGCAGTCGGTGGACATCGCCCTTTACAACCTCCACGCCCGCAGGAAAAGAGACATCCCGGAGCTGCGCCAGAAGCGCTACGACAACGCCATCCGCTTCCTGGAGCAGGTGGCCAAGGGAACCATCTCGCTGGGGGTTCACGACCCCGAGGGAAACCCGCCCCGGGCCGACCGGCCCGAGCTGTCCATCGACAACCCGGAGCGGATCTTCGACCGGGAGAAGATGAAGGGATTCTGACGTGTATGAGATCGCCGACATCGAAGACGCGTTCCTGGCCGCTCTGGGGCTGCTCCTGGGGACCAAGGACGAGGGCGGAGAGTGGATCCTGCCGCCGGTCGTGCGGGCGCTCGAGACCTACGGAGGGCAGCTGGACGAAGAGGAGATCGAGAAGGCGGCCCTGGGCTTCCCGGCCGTGTACGTGATCTGGTCCGGCTCGGATCTCAGGGAGGTCAACCGGGTGGATGCCGTGGCGGTTCGGGTCTCGGTCATCTTCTGCGACCGGAACCTGCGGGGCGAAACCGCGGCTCGAAGGGGCGCCCCCGAGGCCCCGGGGGTGTATGCGGTCATGGACCAGGCCAGAGCCCTGCTTCACCGGCAAAGGGTCCTGGCAAGTCCCGGCTGGACCACGGCGTCCCTCGACCGGGAGGGCCCGCTCGCCTACACCCGCGAGGGAGGGCTGGCCATCTACGAACAGGTATACGAGATCAAAGCCAGGCTTTGATCCCCGGTTCGACGGGTTGCTTGAGTTGCTTGGGTTGCTTGAGCTCGAACCCGAGTAACCCGAGTA